GAGAAAAACCAAACCAAGCTTAATGAATTGACTTTTTCTCCAGCGTAATCTGAAAATCTTCAACAGTGATCAAGAATCTTTCAAGCGAGAGAAATTTGAAAACACTAACAGAAATCTATCTTTATTGATAACTTAAATAGAGAGTTAAAAATGGACGCTGGAGCTATAGTCGTGCGATCTACTAAGGCATCTTTTGTGCCTCTTCAACCACAACTGGAGGATGAAATAAATTATCCAGCTGACTTTTTTGTGAATCAGAAAATCCCGACGTTTGTTCGTTATTACGAAAACGCAAAGCCTGAGGACTTGCTAGGTATGATCTTTGGGGAACTGTCAGAATCTCGACTTCCAAGTGAACTAGTGACATCTTACATCTACAGTGTAATGAGCAAATGGACGGAGACATTGGATGCGCCTTGGGAATCTTTCGGGATTGAATTCGGGGATGTCAATGACATCTTGACGCCTTTCTCCTTGCTGAAATGCATAGTCTCTGACCAAGCTCTGGCTGACTACAAGACTGTGGCTGTTCCTGGTGACATAGACCCTATTGCCATGATGATTTTCCTGCTTGCTCCATACAGGATTGTGGGGATTCAAAATGAGGAGTACCAAGCCAGAGTCATTCAGACTATTCAAAATCAGATTGACAGCCTGGGAGCAAAGAGGCTGAATGTGAGGTCTCTCAAGAATATCACAACCCTAACTAGAAGCCCAAACTATCTGAAACTGGTGGCTGCTATTGATATGTTTTACTTCCACTTCAAGAACAGTCAGGAAAGAGCTGTGGTACGAGTTGCCACACTGGGATCTCGTCACAAAGACTGTGCTGCACTGTCCACTCTGAATCACATTGTGCAGTTTACAGGGAAGCCACTCATTGAGGTTCTTGACTGGGTCTTCACTGATCAAGTTGCTCAAGAGGTGTCCAGAATGATGAGGCCTGGCCAAGAAATCGACCAGGCTGACTCTTACATGCCCTACTTGAAAGACTTGGGACTGTGCAGGAAATCACCATACTCATCCTCGGCCAATCCTGGAGTTCACTGCTGGGCCCAAATGACCTGTGCTCTGCTGGGATCCAAGCGCTCTCAGAATGCCATTGCTAGCACAGAAGAGAATCTGGTGAACCTCACAAGGAATGCAGAAATCATGGCATACGTGCTGGGAACTGGAGCAGTGCTGGTCAAAGCCCTGGAAATAGGTGGCGTCAAAGGAACAGATCCAGATGACATCACCGTGGATGTAGATGGAGCAGGGGAGCCAACCACCTTGGAGGCCCTGGATTGGCTGGACTTTGTGCAGACAAATGGATGTCAACTGACGCCCAAGATGGAAGCCAAGATCCGGGTAATGAGTCTGAGGATCCAAAATGCCAGGAAAGACACCATTGGAGCTTACCTGAAGGGGCGTGCTGTGCAGAACGAGTGATGTCATCATAGAAATACATAAAAATATTGACCAGATAATAATCAATTTGTGAGGAAGTAGGTGACCAGATATGAAAAAACTTTAACAGAAATCAACGTATTTTTAAGAAATCTTTCAGACTTTCTGAATCAAGATATAATCATGCTGTCTGCCAAGGGGTTAAAGAATTGGAATTTGGCTAGGGAGGATGTAGAGGCCTTAGCAAAAGGAATCCAAGGTGCTGGACACTCAGAGGAGAGCTCTTTAGATGTGAAACCAGAGGTAGGAGAGTTCAAGTCAGTGACTGCATCTGTCATAGAGCAATGGAAAGAATTCGAAAAGACATTAGGACCATTCACAGATGAAGAGCCAGTGTTACCATCCGACTCTGGATTCCAAGATAGTGCTGAATCCACTGATCCATCATTGGAGAGCTGGGTTAGTCCAGACCCTGAAGAGGAAATGGAAATAGAAAGTGATTGGACTATACACAAGGGGCAGTTAGTCGGGACGTACAGCGAGAGAGAACAAAACATGATCTACAGAGAAATGAATATCATGCTGGGATTCGCTGGAGGATATTTGACAATTCCGAAAGACATGGATGGATACATTCTGACACTGCCTACTTCTGACAAGCTGGAACGGATGAGAGAGGAAGCTCTCCGGCATTATCATCTGCACACCGGATCCAAAGATGATCCAAGCAAGGGGATCCAACCGAAACCGAAATTGACAAAGAAAACCGTAAACCCAAAGCCCAAGCCGGCCGAGCCAAAGCCCCAACCATCTGTGCCGAAGCCGGAAAAAGCACCGATCACAGAACCCAGCAAGCCGAAGGTCACACCTGAAGCTCCCCCTGTAGGACCTGTAGGGAATGATGACAACTTTGACATTGTTGAAAACATCTGGGATTACGGTATCATCGGATTTGATTCTAGTCAAAGGCAAGCGAAATTTCATCCCCTCAAGATGGGGTGGGATATCGGGTCTTGGAGATCAGCAGCTAAAGAAATTGACCCATGCGCTCCACCTAATCAATTCTTTGAATTGATGATCAGGAAATCCCAAAAGAGAAATATCTTCAGAAGGAAATATCAAAACCTGAACTTCAGTTTTTAACTAAGTGTTCATCCAGATGATTTAAAGTGATGAAATGAACGTAATGAAATGTGAGTAAGGATGCTATATAGTGGATATGAAAAAACTGTTAACAGAAATCAAGTTGATTTTACAAGAGCAGAAAAACAATCGCAGATCAAAAATGGCCCTCAATATTTTTAAGAAGAAAGGCAAAAGCAACAAGGAGATGGATTCAGGCAAAGCATTGGCTATGCCATCTGCGCCACCTGTCTATTCCGAGGCACCTGGACCATTTGATGCTTGGAACACATCCAGCATTGAAGAGCTAAGCAAAGTGTCTTACCTGGTAGACACCTGTCTGTCTGTCACTACTAAGGGCCCGCTTCAGAGTGTAGCAGATGCCTATATGGTAGCGCAAGGGATGATGGATTATTACAACGGTCCCGTGCTGTCGAAGCCTTTTTTCATGACCTTGTTTCTTGGAGGAGTCCACGGAATGCAAGCAAGTGTGAGAGGTTCTCAGAGCATTAGATATGAAAGAGAGTTTCATGGTCCGATGACATTCCCGTATCACAAGAGCAATCCTGTGGATTGGACTCCAAAGTCAGTCTCTGTGCACTACACTTCAAGCTTGAGAGGAAAAGCTGTAGAAGTGGTGTTCGAAGCTAGGCTGAAGTCTACGAGGCAGATGGGACCATCTGTCTGGCACTATCTAGATGGGCTGAAGGGGATTCAACGACCTGGCAATGAAGCGGTGCTGAAGCAATTCGGAGTGCCCACTATGATGCTAGGGAACAATCTGGTCTTCAATCTGGATGTGCAAATGTCTGATCTGTGAGGAAGAACAAGTAAAAGAAAGTAGACAATAAAGATTTTGATGATAGTGATAATGAGGCATATGAAAAAAACTTTAACAGGTATCTAGAAATTTTTATCTTGAAGATAGCATAAATCAAGACGAGATGAATACCCTAATAAAGATCTTGTTGATCATCATAATTTTGAGAGAGGCTAGGTCGCACATTGTGCTAGTCCCTTTAGATCTAGGAGATTGGAGGACAACAGAGGCAGATCAATTGGATTGTCCGATGCACGGAGATCTATCAAATCAAGGGACTCAAGCAATAGAGCTGGAGTATCACACTGCATCATGGGGACTAAAAAACAACATTGCAGGAAGTCTGTGTGTCACGGCTAAGTGGTCCATCACATGTGATTACAGATGGTACGGGTCGAAGTACATATCAACTGTGATTGAATACCTACCTACTACCCCTGAAATGTGCAAGGAGGCAAAACGGGCATCTGATCGTGGAGAGTCGTTGGCACCTCACTTCCCTACGGAGAACTGTGGATGGAATAACGTGTTGACTGAGTCCCAAGAATTCACCACTTTGACTTCACATCCTGTGAAATTGGATGCTTACTCTTTCATATTAATTGACAGTATGTTTGAGGGAGGACGGTGTCAATCAAAAGAGTGTCCTGTGGTGTTCCATCAAGGGATGTGGATTGCTGATCAAGAAGCTTTCGGATTTTGCAAAGACTTGGACAAACACAGGGGACTACTTTTCAAAACTGGATTGAGGAATTCACTGGGAGAAATTGTCAGACAAGAGTGGAATCTGAATTCGGTATTCCAGCCAGAGATAGGAAGGGAAAAACATTTCAAGGGTGCCTGTAAAATGTCGTACTGCGGGAACTCAGGGGTTAGATTTTCCGATAGAGAGTGGTTTCAACTAGGTACGCCGTCAGACAATGGAATCAAGAAGATCATCGAGGGGTTACCCGAATGTGGAGAAGACAATCTGATACACAGTCATGACACAAGCAATACCCTCAAGGAATTGGCAGAGCATGTGGATGAAATTGCCCTCAATGCAATTTGTCTTCAGGAAGTGAGAAGAGCGAGAGACACCAAAGCCGTATCTGATTGGCTGCTCAGCATGATGTCACCTTTTAGTGAAGGTATAGGGAAGGTATATAGAATTCATAAGGGAAGGTTGGAATCAACGGTTGGATTTTATAGGAAAGTGGTCTTGGAAGGGGATGGCACCCCTGAAAGACTCGGGGTAGGATTGGACAAGAAGCCAGTCTCTTGGGATCAATTTGTAGTAAAGACAAACGACACAAGGATTCAATCCATGTTCAATGGAAACACAGTAGTCAATGGGAAGATCAAGTGGGTTAAAAATGTGTTAGGAGCCCATATCTTGGACGAGATATCTGCTTTAGAGTTTGATGTTCCGCTGATTCCACATCCTCATCTAGATGGCCTGAAATTCAATGAATCTCACACGATTAGCTCTCATCACCCCAATGGGAAAGGAGTCAACTTTGTTGAAAGCGTGACTCATTGGGCAGGTGGACTGTGGGAATCAATCGGATCTAGTGCAGTTATCATTGTGGTCTTGTTGATCTGTGCATTTGTTGCTGTAAAATTCTGTCAGAGACTGATTCCATCTCGGCGTCCTCCCACTAGAGAATCCAGTGAAAATGTCTTCATGCTTCGAACTGTCTGATCTTGTAAAAAACGTCAGATCCATATGGTTGTTAATTGGTGGGTATGAAAAAACGTTAACAGGCATCATGTCCGATGAAGACAATTGGGAAGACCCCTATTGGGGGGATTCGGTCAATGATGCCGACATACCAGAGTGGTTATCAGATGATATTACAAGAGGGTATCCTTTAAATCAAAAAGACTACAGTTTGAACTCACCCCTCATATCTGACCATACAGTTGCTCTAGTAAGGTACTTAAATGACAGGGTGACGGAGAAGAGATTTGAAAGATCTGAGACAGCCTTCTCTGGATTAACAAGATTGACCAAACAAAGTACCTGGAAGCATCCAGAACAATACAACCATAAATGGATGGGGGCGTGGTTTGCAAAAGAAGAGAACTGCGAAGAGTTCAACAAACTCGTAGAAGGGACTAACAATGACGTTCTAGAAACAGAAGAAGTCTTGCAAGCATTCTTAAAGGGGTGGATAGGGAAGACAACAAGCGCTCCAACAAAAACTGGATGGAGTGTGAGACAAAAGAGTTACGGATCAAAGTTCTTGAAATTACACAAAATGATACTGATAATGAATGCACAATCAGAGGAAGAACAATCTTTGCTCCAAAACACGCTGAGTCTGACTATTGCTGACAAGGAATTGAGGATTTACAAAGGCGAATCTGTAAATCTTGGAAGGTTCCTGTTAACACCTGAGTTTTTATTACTCTTGGAACAAGAAATTGTCTTAGATCGAACCTTCATTTTGATGATGAAAGACACCTTAATTGGAAGGATGCAAACATTAGCCTGTTTCATGAACAGGGAGGATAAGAAATACGAAGACAACATCATAACTAAAATGGAATCACTGTATAGATTAGGAGACAGAATGGTTGAGCAAATAGGAGATGAAGCTTATGCAGGCATCAAATTACTGGAGCCAATGTGCAATCTGAGACTTGCAGAAATTGCCCGAACCTACCGTCCATTGGTACCAGAATTCCCTCACTTCAGGTTGCATGTGGAAGCATCAGTCGTTGAAGAGTCTTTAAATAACAGACATCTCGAAGACTTTTATGAGTTTGTGAACTCTGAGAGTAATGTTGAAACACTGCTCGCTTTCTTTGGATCATTCAGACATTGGGGGCATCCCTACATCAACTACTTTGAAGGTTTGGTAAAACTCAACAAACAGGTCACTTTGCCCAAAGAGATTGATCAAGACTACGCCGAAGCCCTAGCTAGCGATCTCAGCTATATGATCCTGAGGAAGCATTTCAACACAAGACGAGTGTGGGCAGTCAACAAGGACAAACTAGACCCCAAACATCCCTTGATAGAACATATCAAGAATGCAACTTGGCCAACACCTAAACAAATTGATGACTTTGGAGACAACTGGCACAAGTTACCCCTGATAAAGATATTCGAAATACCAGACTTGATTGATCCATCTGTTATATATTCGGACAAGAGTCATTCTATGGGTAGATCTGAAGTGCTAGAGCATGTAGAGCGAAAACCACACCAGCCAATTCCAACCAAGAAAGTTCTAGAGACGCTGTTAAAGAAGCCAGCGACCAATTGGCCAGAATTTTTGTCAAGGATTGAGGAAGATGGACTACCCAAAGAGTCTCTGATCATAGGCTTAAAAGGGAAAGAACGTGAATTAAAAAAGGCAGGACGGTTCTTCTCTCTGATGTCATGGGAATTGAGAGAATATTTTGTAATAACAGAATACTTAATCAAGACACACTATGTGCCCTTATTCAAAGGGTTAACCATGGCAGATGATATGACGGAAGTTGTAAAGAAAATGCTAGAAAGGAGTCAAGGGCAGGGAGAAGATGACTACGAGCACATCAGCATTGCCAACCACATTGACTATGAGAAGTGGAATAATCATCAGAGAAAGGAATCAAATGGGCCTGTGTTCAGAGTCATGGGACAATTCCTAGGATATCCCAGTTTGATCGAAAAAACTCATGACTTTTTTCAAGACAGCTTGATTTATTACAATGGGAGACCAGACCTGATGGAAGTGAGGGGGAATGAATTATTGAACAAAACAGACAAGCTTGTCTGTTGGGATGGTCAGGCTGGAGGACTGGAAGGACTGAGACAAAAGGGATGGAGCATATTGAATCTACTTGTGATTCAGAGAGAGTCCAAAATCAGAAACACCAAAGTGCAAACATTGGCTCAGGGAGACAATCAAGTTGTTTGCACCCAATACAGAGTTATTGATCGATCGGACGAAGTTATAGTCCTTAAGATTTCAGTCCTTGTTGATTTTGGCGACACCAAAGGTTACTGGTTGTGTAAACCAGTAACCCTCTACGGTCATGATCAACAATCAAAAGTGATTATGGATGCTATTGAGGGGGGAACAAACAAATTGGGATTGTTGATAAACAATGATGAGACAATACAGTCCGCAGATTTTCTGACATACGGGAAAGTGCCAATCTTCCGGGGCAATATCAGATGCTTGGAGACTAAACGGTGGTCTAGAGTGACTTGTGTGACAAATGATCAGCTTCCCTCGTTGGCGAATGTGATGTCATCAGTGTCGACAAACAGCCTGACGGTGTCACACTTTGATGTAAGTCCCATAGAGTCCATAAGACAATATCTCTACTTCGGAAACTTTGCAAGGAGGCTTGTTGAGTTCCACAACCCTGCCATTCGCAGTCCTGTATTACTAGACATCAAGAATGAAAATCAAAGGAAAATCTATCTAAATGCCACATTGTATTTGGACCCATCTCTAGGAGGCATATCCGGCATGTCTCTCACCAGATTTTTGATGAGGATGTTCCCAGACCCTGTAACGGAGGGACTATCTTTCTGGAAGTTGATCTTTGACAACACTGGAGATGAAGCAATAAAAAAGTTGGCTCTAATGGCCGGAGATCCGGAACTGGCGAGAAAAAGGGATTCTATTGATAAATTGATCGAAAATCCAACTGCTCTCAACTTGAGCAAAGAAACGTCTGCCTTGAGTGTCATCAAAAAAGAAGTAAGGATGAGGCTTTATCAAGATTGTGACAAATTCGAGAATCGACTGATCGCTGATGCAATTGGCATTGCACGAGATGAAGAGAGCCATCTGGAACAATTCTTACTCTCCATTCGTCCCTTGTTCCCTCGTTTCTTAGCAGAGTTCAAAGCTGCAACCTTCGTAGGGATTACTGAGTCCCTAATTTCCCTGTTCCAAAATTCAAAGACTATCAGAAACATATTCAAGAGACGTTATGCAAGAGAATTGGAGCTAAAGATAGTCCGATGTGAATGGAATTCTCTCCTTATGTTAAAAAACTTGGGAGACAAAACTCCTCAAAGGAATATCTGGAGCTGCTCCTCAACAAGAGCTGATGAACTCCGACAGGAGTCATGGGGGACCAAAGTGATTGGAACAACTGTGCCGCATCCCATCGAAATGATCAACTGCAGCCATACCGGAGGGACCTGTCAACAAGATGAGGTCCTTGACTACATAAATGTGTCCATAGTTCAAGATCTAAGAAATTGTCTGAACAGCAAAGGGAAAGTTCCCGCCTACTTGGGATCAAAAACATCAGAGACTACAAGCATCCTGCAACCATGGGAAAAGGAGACCAAAATTCCAGTGATCAAGAGAGCGGCAAAATTGAGAGCAGCCATCACATGGTTCGTAGAACCAGAATCAGATCTATCCAACAGCATATTGAACAACATCAGCAGCCTCACAGGAGAGGATTGGTCTGGATCTATACAAGGCTTTAAAAGAACAGGATCTGCACTCCACAGATTCACAAGTGCTCGTGTGAGTGCGGGAGGATTTGCTGCCCAAAGCCCAGCTAGGCTGACCAGAATGATGGCAACAACAGATACATTCAGAGAAATAGGGAGTGATAACTATGACTTCATGTTTCAGTCATTGCTGCTTTACTCTCAGATGACAGCAGGAGAACTGTATGGGGATAATCCAACCACTGTGTACCACTTTCATCTGTCGTGCAAAAAATGTCTCAGGAAAATCGAAGAACCTACGTTAAACTCTGATTTCGAATACCAGCCAATTGATAGATCAGAGATATTGAACAAATGGAAACCGACAACAACTGGTTGGTCACAAGAAAAAGTCGCCCCTACGATCACAGAGGGGGATTGGGACAGCCTAAGTCATCAGGAACAGAGCTTCCAAGTTGGAAAATCAATCGGATTCTTGTTCGGAGATTTAACCATGATCAAAAACAACCACGCCCAAGATTCATCCATTTTCCCACTTTCCATTCAGCACAAGATAACGCCCAGTGAATTCCTAGAAGGCCTACTAGATGGATTAATCAAAGCAGCGGCTCTGTCCACGATCCATAGAAGAAACTTCGACCATCATAGCAAATACCGAGCAACAGTGTCTGGGACGCTGGATTATTTGATAGAGACGATATCAAACTCTGCAGGTTTTACTAACTTAACAAGAAATGGACCATTGCAACAATGTCTGCTGTCTGTTCCCCACAAGATACCGCCATCTTACCCATTGAGCAAATCAGACCTGGGATCATTGGCACGCAATTACCTGAGAGACTTGTACTCTCATTCCACAAGAGATCAGTACAAAACCAGATGGAATAACAACTGGATATTCTCCGATATGATGAGCTCCAACATAATATATCCTTTTGTGATCAGTATCTCATGTGTTGGGTTGGCTTATGGCAAGCATTGGGACCAAAAATCAGCTGACAGACTGAGAGGAATCAGAGGACTCGCTGAGATGATTCGGTCCTCAGACGAAGTCCAGCTGCCAGTTGGAAAGAACTTCAGCACTGTAAATCAAGAGATTCGACATGCAATAAAACACCATGCCCAGCCTGAGGCAAGAGAGGAAGAAAAACAGACGACAAATGGACAAAAGAGCTGGTGGTACCAATTCGGCCACAGACAATCGACTTTGGGAGAGCCCCCCATTGAGAAGCAACTGAGTAGGCCTGCACAGGTGAGAGATCCTTTAATCTCCGGATTGAGAACAGCACAGATTGCCACAGGAGCTCATTACAAAATCAGGTCAATTTTGACAGGATTAGCTATACAGCCACATGATGCTTTATGTGGTGGAGATGGATCTGGGGGGATTGGAGCTTGCTTGATAAGAATGTACCCCTTCTTGAAATTGGTGTATAACAGTCTCTTTGAGGTCACAGACTTGGATATGAGAGGGAGTGCTCCAGGACCGCCATCTGCATTGGCTGCGATGGGGAAGATGGGAAAAAGGTGTGTAAACCTGGACAATGCTTGGAAAAATCCCTCTGACTTGAGCCACTCAGACACATGGGATTATTTTTCGAGGGTGATAGACGAAGAGAACCTCAGATGTGATTTATGGGTATTCGACATGGAAGTTCGAAGTCACGAAATGTCAGAAGAGATAGAGAGACACATTGTGAAGAATCTGGATGTGATGCCCACTGGAGGGACTTTAATTTACAAAACCTATCTGACAAAACTGGCTGACATGAAAGTCACAATCTTGGACACATTGGGAGGATACTTCAGAAAAGTGAGCTTAGTGTCGACGGATGCGACCTCAAGTCACAGTTCAGAGGTTTATGCTGTGTTCCAAGACAAACTGAACAAGAGAAGACTGGAGATCTATCCAAACTGGAGATCTTGCGAGACTAGCATGGACATACATCCTTGTTGGAGAAGCGAAAAAGAAGAATTCTCTCGAGCCAAAAAGTTTCAAAAATACAATCGAAACATGGGTGTCCCCGCGAGGTTGATAACAAGTGAATTCCAAGACATGCATGTGCTCGGAGTAACAGCAGGGGTAGAAAATGGGATAGCAGCAACACTGGCCAGAGATGTAGAGCTGAATCAAGATGATCCTACCACGGTGGCATTTCTATGGCTATTTGTCACTCTACAACACATGATACCGATCGGAAGAGGATTTAAGATACCCGCTAGCTCAAGAGTAGAGTCCTACTTGGCCATCTTGATGGGATTCTGCAGTGTGCTACATCTTCAGCAAAATGAGGAAGAGAAATACAGAAGACTGAAAACATGTTTCTCAAAAGCTGGACCATTCTTTTGTAACTCATCTGGTTGGAGCACCAAAGCAGGGATCAACAAGTCCATGAGGATGGACAGGAAGATGGCGACCATCGGGAGTGTGATACGAACTTTCTCAAAGATGGACCTTAAAAGGGATATCCAATTCGGTAAACTCTCGAGCATGATGTCCAAATATGTCGCCAAAGACACACTGAAGAACATGAAGTTTCAGTCTGGGATATGGGAATACATTGGGGGGGATGTCATAGGAGAAAAAACTGCAACAAATGAATGGAGCCCAGTGGAGAGAGAAGTTGCATGGAGAGATTAAGGGACACAATAGGAAGTAATGACAAGGAATAATGCATATGAAAAAATGACAAAGACAAAGATGCTGAGAGTCCGAAGACTGAAGTTATTTAAATCTGGTTTGGTTTTTCTC